GCTGCCTGTTCAGCGAGCCACACCATGCAGCCGACCGTCTTGCCTGACTTCGTAGAAGCCTCGACCACGCTGTAACGCTCATCGCAGAAGATAGCTTCTTCCTGCTTCTTATACAGCCACGGTCGTGTGTAAAGAATTTTAGTCTTGGTTGTCACGATAACGACATTGCTAGTTGTGACATTCGCTTCGCTGCAATCTCGCAGTAGCGTTCTTCCAGTTCGACACCGATTGCTTTGCGGTTCAAGTCTTTCGCTGCTCGTAACGTCGTACCACTTCCCATGAATGGGTCGAGGATTGTTTGGGCATCAGGGAAGAACCCTAAGCACCACTTCATAAGGCTTATTGGCTTTTGAGTAGGGTGTTTTCGTCCTATGTCTGAACGGTTAGCATCGTATACACGCATCACGTTATCTCTGGTAGTCCACGCCAACTCTGCTTCCGACAACGTGAACCCCCTCTCTGGTTTATTCCATATCAACCAGCCGCGAGATATGGGCAACGGGTAATAGTTCCCACCCCAAACAACTGCATCCTTTCCGAGAGCGACACACTCCATAATTAAATCTATGGAAGGGGCGGCAGAGTCCCAATCGTTACGAACCGCTTTTTGTGTGTCTGCGTTCCCCCACCCGTGACCTTTTCCTCCGTTCCATATATCACCAATCCCATACGGAGGGTCAGTCAGCACTAGGTCAACCTTGTCCAATGTCGGCAGTACGTCACGGCAGTCAGCGTTGTAGATGGTCACGCTTTCATCTTGGTAATAGGGGTTCATTCATCGTCCTCGTAGTCGCTTACGCTCGGCAGTTCCAAGAAGTTCGCAGGGTTCATTTCAATTGTGAAGTCGCCCGGTACTAACTGCACGACTGGCTTGTTCTTCCAAGCATCGCCGCCTCTGCGCTCCAGCCAGAACATCATCGCTTTCACATCGCCTTCCATTGCTCGGTCGAATAATCGGGTCGCAACCTTCGTATTCGCTTCAGCAGTCGCCGTTGCTAATTCTTCTGAATAATGCCGCTCTAATGCTTTCCGCTCGATTCCGACCACTGGTGCAATGTCGGCGTGCGGTATCCCATACGAAGCCATTGCCTTGACGATGGTGCGCTGCTCGGTTGTTGGCTTATGCGCTGGCGTTGGCATCTAATCGCTCCGCAGCCAGTTCGTGCGCGAGAGGGTGTTCATCGGTGCTTCCTACTTCTGCCATTGTTGTTCCTCTTGGCTTATTAGATTGGGCGGTTCCTCTAGGTGACAGGCGTACCAAGCCATGAACCCGTCGGAGCGAGAGGAACCACGCCCACGCTAGAGAATACCACATCGCCGCCGGGTAACTCTCTCTGGTGAGTCTACGGGGCAAGGAAGCAACTTCTGAATCTTTGCGACTTGTCCTATCTGTAACTCTAAATATTTAAATAATAATTGTTGAGTTACTTAAGTTACTGAGTAACTGTTTAAGAGACTTAATATATGGAGTTACATAAGTTACTTAACTAGTTACTTAAGTTTCTACGCACGCGCACGCGAAGCTTGACCCGTGCGGCTACCGTGCAGTTACCCGTGCGGCTTGACCCGTGCGGTTCCGATTGCATACCCGTGCGGCAAAAGAAAACCCCGACATTTCTGCCGGGGCTAACTCAGATCGTGGGCATATTTTTCAGCATGTGCCAGACCGTATTTATTAGAGCATGATGGTCAGTTCCTTTTCGGGTTATTTACCCACTCTTGGATTGGTTCGATGATGAAGATTCGCACCATTTCTTCTATGTGAGACAGTCCGAAATAATTATCGAAGTGTGCTTGCAGTTCGATTTGCATTGCGTCGGTGTCAACGTCGCCTTCAGCCAAATCCACTTCAGTTAGTAAGCGTTCGGTGTCGGCTTTCAGAACCTTTGCGCCTTGCATCGGCTCACGGTTGTATCGGTCATATTTGCAACCAGCCATAAAGTCCAATTGCTTTTCCACCATGCTCTTGTCGGTCATATCTGCCGCAAGTGTGACGGTGAAGCCGAAAGACTTGAACCGCTCGACTGCGTTACTGACTCGGAACGACGGCATGAACACGTTCCAGCGGTTTACATCAAAAAGTTCAATTCGGTCGCCCATACTTGCGTTGTATCCCCTGCGCTCAACCCAGCCTTTCATATCCTCAACAGCATCGTTGCCGTTGCCTAGTTCTGAGAAATCCGCTTTCGGAAGCGTTACGTGGAATGTTTCCATTATTGCTGATGCCATATCTGTGGTTCCTTTTCTAGTGCCTAGAGCCGTTTGGTTCTTTAACCCTTTAGCCCCTGCTCAGTATTCTGGCAGGGGCGGTTGGGCTATATGTCAGTGTGGTTAGCTGACTAAAGCAGGTTGCTCACTGAAAGGCTTGACGGTTGTAACTGTTAGCCAGTCCCGCCTCAACGTCACTTGCATGGCGAAGTCAATCTCATCTTTACGCTCGATAAAATCTACGTCCCACGGAGCGCACCAGTAGTCGATGCCGTTGATAACGTATGCTCGGTCGCTGAATCCCATTTGGTCGGTTCCTTTTCGGTCGGTCGCTAACTGCGATATATCTATTATCTACACATAAAAGCTATTGTCAATACTAATTACTTCCTGATTAGTTGCCGATGTAAAGTTCGTCGTAATCTTCGTAGTAAGCAGCAAGACCGTATTCGTAATCGTCTGTGAAGTGTCCGTTGCCGTCCCAGTCCTCTTTGTCAGCCCACTCAGCTACAAGTTCCCTAGCAACGTTTTTACTTATTTTTACGTTGCCCTGTACGCCGCCGCCGAGTGCGACTCCGACGTATATCTTGCTGGCTTTGTTGATTGCTGTGCTGAGTTTCATGGTCTTGGTTCCTTTTAGTTCTGGCGGGTTGCCCCGCCGGTGATGGGTGGTGAGTTAGTTGGTCGCTGTCATAATGGCTGCACATTCTTCGCACCATTCTGGAACGACTGCGTGGTACTCAGCAAGTTTGCGGGTTTCGTGTCCAACAAGACTGCCGTGAGTGTCGCAGAGCGTGTACCAGTTCTGGTCATCGTCCATCCATATCTTGCTGCGGTTGTCTACTACTACGATTTGCGAGCCTGTGATTCGGTTCTTTTTTGATGTGACTTCGAGCATGGTCGTCGGTTCCCTTTAGTGCTTGTTTCGTTCCTGTGGAACGAATGGTAAGCGCGTATGTGGCTATTGTCAACAGCAATATTGAACTGCGGGAGCCTATCCCCGCGAAAGGCTTGGTTGACTAACTACTAAAATCCTTTTGGATATGTCGAAGAACTTTGGCATATTTCTTTCGGTCAGCTTCGGTAGTGACCAACTTTGCTTTGGTCGGTCGCTTGCCGAAGGCGAACTTCGGGTCATCGTCGCTTGGTGTAACCGTCGCTGTTAGCGTTACGGTCTTGCCTGTCAACATCTGGTTAGTTCCCATGATGCTGTTCGGTACTGTGACCCATAGCTTCCAGCCAGCTTCGGTCTTGACTACCATCTTCAAAGTCGAGCCGTACATTGTCTCTTGAGACTTTACCGATAGAATCTCGCCAGTGACCGTTACCTTGCCCGTAGGCGCATCGGCAGCCGTTTCAGCTTCGGTTGCCCATACTGCTTCGCGCTCGGCTCGCTCTGCGTCACGCTCGATTGTCTTTAGAACCGCTGCAAGCTGTCGCTCGGTAATTTCACCCTTGCGGTCGAAGCGTCGCATTACGTCTTGAACGAATGAGTTGGTCGAGTCGTAACCCGCTGCCAGTCCGGGGTTCTCTTTGAGTGCGGTGTTCTTGCGTTCCATGCTTCGGGTCGCTGCCGCTTTTGCTTTGGCTTCTTCACGTAACTGCTTGAAGTCGAAGGCGGTTACATTATCGAAGCGGTTATCTAGGCAATCTTCGCCGATAACGATGAGTGACTTTTCCGAGTCATTGGTCATGAGTGCGCCGTACTTCAATCGCTGTCCACAGTGGGCGCATTGGTGAGCGTGTACGCTGTCCCGCTCGTTACCGTTACCGTTGGTAATAATGTCGGTTGACCAGCCGTGGGATTCAAGTGCTTCGGTTTCGATTGCGAAGGGCGAAGGCTCCATGTGGCTGTGTTCAATCCAGATGCTAGGCGGGACAAACTCAACAGAGTCGATAATCTTTACCAACTTGGAAAGCTGGAATACTCCAAACAGTTCGTATGCCTGTGGGTCGAAGTTCTCTGCGCTCGGTCGGTGTATGTCTGTTCGTGTGGTCATGGTCTTAGTTCCTTTTCGGTCGGGGGCTAACTGCGATATGAATATAGTCTAGAACTCAATACCTATTGTCAATACTTTTAGCATATCAATTTAGTCTATTAAATAAAGTTGCCCCGGTAGCGACCAAACTACCGGGGCGAAAAGGAACCTGCTGCCGTTCACCTGTGGTTACTAGGCAGCAAGAAAATCTAAGGTTCCATTCGTGCGTGCTTGCTCCATATCAGCTTCGGGTTGATGAACGCACCTGTCGCCATAGCGTAGATGAAGTTGCCCTCGCCTTTGCATAGCTTCCATGCGGTGCGATTGTCGAACTGGTTCTGGTATTCGATTATGTGCGTGTATCCCTCGCTGCCACCGTGGTCTTTTCTTTCCTCAATACCGTTAGCTGCGATAACTGCATCAACTATCGCTTTGTCATCAATGCTGGTCATATCGAGGACTCCAATGCTGCTGCTACTTCATCGTATTGAGCCTTCAACTGCTCATAGTGTGCCGCTACCACTTCATATTGAGCCTTCAACTGCTCATAGGTCGGTCGGTCGCAACGCTCGGCATGGTTACTTGGGCAAGTGCAGTCGATATGCCCCTCTCGATACGGTTGGGCGCATACGGTGCATACGTCCATTTCAATCGTTCCATTAGTCATCACCCATTTACTGCTGCTCATTACTTCACCTGCTCCAGTGCTGCTCGTACTTTGCAATCGTTAGCGTGGTCATATTCTTCACAGACCAAGCATGTTTGTGTACCACGGTTGCTTTCCACAGCTTCCAACGCTGCTACTAGGGCATCGTGTTGAGCCTTCAGTTTGTCAACAGTGTCCAATGTGTGGTCTATGCGTCGTGCTTCGCTACGTAACGCAGTCACGTACCCCTGTGCATATTTGTTCTGCAACAGTTTTACGGTTCCTTTGCTATCAATAAGTGTGCTGCGAACAACGGCAAAATCTTTGTCGCTCCCTTGCAGCAGTTGTGTTGCTTCGGTCATTTCGGTCGGTTCCTTTATCTTGCAGGATTGTCCCTGTTAACCCTTTAGCCCCTGCTCAGTTCGACTGGCAGGGGCGGTTGGGTTGTATGTGGGCGGTGGTTATTCGACTCCTGAGTCCATCGCCATTATTCGAATGTCGAGTGCTTCTTGAATATCCAAGCCCTTGAATAGTTGCGTGCTGAATATCTCATTAACTGCTTCGGCTGCTTCCTTGACCGGCTGCGTGATGATTGGAGCATCTTGCAGTCGAGGAGAGTTTGCTAATTTGCTAGCTGCGTCAACAAGGTTTCTGAGAACTACGATTTCGGTTGTTGTTAGGTCGGTCATTTCGGTCAGTTCCTTTTCTTATGCAGGAAAGTTCCTGTTAACCCTTTAGCCCCTGCTCAGTCAGGCTGGCAGGGGCGGTTGGGTGTATGTGGCTATTGACTAGAAGTTGTAGTCGTAGTGCTTGCTGGCTCCGAGGCTGGCGTTCTTGCCGTCGGATACGAAACGCTGCTTCTTGTTGCTCCAGTTCATCTTGCGGACGTATCCAGCTTCGTCGCTCTCAATGTCCCAAACTTGCTTGCCAGAAGTGTGTGCTGCGAAGCCACCGACTGTCTGGACTAGGGTGGATTCGTCACGGTTGAGTGTGGCGTTCATGCTGCGGATAGTTGCCTGTTGCCCGGTCTTGGATACTGCAATAATTTCGTAAGGGTTACTGTCAGTCCAGCCGTGAAGTGTGATGCCCTGTCCAACCTTGATATCAGCGGGGTTGAATGACTTAGGTGCTACATCGCTGAGATTGAAGAAGTGGTGAGCCTGTTTGATTTGAAGTTCGGTAGTCATGGTGGTCGGTTCCTTCGGTCTTTTGGTCGTATCGAAAATGTCGATGTAATAAATCTACAGGCTTTCCCAGTGTTGTCAATAGCAATGTTAAGGCAATTCTGTCGGCTAGTCCTTCCACTGGTCGCCGTATGAACCGCAGACGTTACCAGCGGAATCACGGTGGTAACAGGCGTTCATGCTGTGCTGGTACTGTCGGCAGTCGTGACCGCTTCGGAACTTCCAGCCGCCTTTGATTTTGCGAACATGCCCGACCTCAAAGTTGCTGCCAGCCTCGCCCATCAAGATGTATTCGTCAGCCTGTTTGTAAACGTTTCCGTAGTAAACCGTTGCGCCGTCCCGCATCTTGCCGTCGATGTAAAAGCCTTTGGTGCGAATTCCGTTGTCAGTCTCTATGACGTTGACTGGCGAATTGAACAACTTGTCATCGTAGTCCCAGTCGCTCAGTTTTCGATACCAGCGATAAGTGTGGATTGCGTAGGTTGTGTCTGTGTCTACGCCTGTGCCGTCCCATGTGCCGGTCTGGTGAACTGCTGTGACAGTCTTGGCGTTCTTGCGTGAAACTTGGATTCCCATTTGGTCGGTTCCTTTTCGTTACGGTCTACGGTCGCCTGACCGTTTTAACTCCTAAACCCGGCATGAAGCCGGGCATTGGGTGGGTGTATGTGCGGTTGGTGGTTAGTGGAATTTGACCATGCTGCGAATTTCGTCAGCAGTCTTTCCATGCTCGTCCGCTGCGGCGTGTAGCCAACCATCAAACGAGTCAGCAATTGCCTCGTCCCGCTTTATCTCAGCAAGTGCTTCTTCTGCATCAGCCCTGTTGTAGTGAGTTGAATCAACAACCGGGTGAGTAGGGTGCGGGTCAATAACCACGAACATGGTTCTTTCGCCTTGACTTGCTATGAATGTGTTCAGCTTCTGTTCAATAATTTCGTATGCCATTTGGTCGGTTCCTTTTCGTATGCAGGGAAACCCCTGTTAACCCTTTAGCCCCTGCTCGACGAATCGGCAGGGGCGGTGGGTTGTATGTGTCGTTGGTTGTTTAGTTGCGAACTCTGATAACCGTTTCAGTCAGCGATGCTTTCAAGGCTTTCATTTCTTCAGATGTAAACCTGATGGTGTCGGTTCGGTCGTAGTAAGAGTTGTATCGGTTCAAATACCACACGCCTTCTTTGGCGTTACGTGTCAGCTTTACGTTGTCTGTGACGTTGATATCCCGGTTACTGTTAGGCATTGTGGTCGGTTCCTTCGGTCTTTTGGTCGTATCGAAAATGTCGATGTAATAAATCTACTCCCCTTGTTTTTCTATTGTCAACACCAATTACATCGCCACTTCGGTCTTTGCGATTGTCTCCAGATGCGCCTCATGCTCATCAATGGCTCGCTCTATCTCTGCGGATAGTTCCTCTGCCCCTGCTGCTGTCAGCGGATAGGCGTAGCCGTCGGCAGAAGCGATTGGAATACTGTGGACAGTGTTGCCGCTCTTGTCCGTCACGCTGACGATGTAGCTGCTCATTTCGTGCAACCACACCAAAGGACTTTGCCAATCGGTACAGCAAACTTGCCACACTTTTTGCAAATTGCTTTGCCAGTTATACGGTCGATAACTATGTTCTGCCCCATTAGTTTGCTTCCTCGGTAATTGCATCAAGTGGAAGTTCGGCGTACTGGTAAAATCCAGTGACCTGATTCTGCCATTCGATTTCCACTCGGACTTCAACACCTGCTGCGGTCGGTGCTGAGATAACTTCGATATGAGTGACCTTGTAGTTACCAGTCACCTCGTCAGAGTCAACGAGGTAGACCTTGCCAACCTCAACGCTGAGTCCATCGCCTGTGTTGATTGCTTGTATTTTCATTCCCATTAGTCGGTTCCTTTTCGTACTTGTTTAGTTTTAGATGCGTCCATCTGGCGGTGTACCACTTGCCAACTTCTTAAGTCTTTGTTGCCCGTTGCGTTAGGGCTGTGGCTTCGACGGAGAGCATCTGTTAACCCATAAGCCCCTGCTCGGTTAGACCGGCAGGGGCGGTTGGGCTGTATGTCGAAGCGGTGTGTCTACTTAGTCCCCCTGTATGCTTCTTTAGCGTTCTTGAAGTACCTAAGTTCGACAGCGTGTATCAGAGCAGTTAATTCTGCTACGTCAATTTCGACTTTACCTGACCAATTGATTCGCATATTTTCGGCTACATCAGGGTAGAGAAGTGTGATGTTGCCCAGTAGGTAACGCGTTTCGTTGTCCCGTTTATTGTCAGCTTCGGCAGCTTCACGACGAGCGATGCGGTCGGCTTCGTTTCGTTCACTTCTCTTGATTGCTGAAGTTATAACGCCCATGTGCAAGCCGCACATTCGGACAATTTTTTCAGACCCGGTTAAGTGTGCTTCGCCGCTTGTAACCCATGCAGAATTCTTTAATCCGTAGCCGTCATAAATCATGTCGCCAACTGCTGGCTTACAGCATTGGTTTCCGTTCCAATCTTGCAAGCTGACCTGACAGATGTTTTCTGCACAGTCTTGGCATGTTCCTGCACCGTTTAGTGCAAGGACGCTTTCGCCAATTCCACGACGGTATGCCTCGTCAGCGTTATTAGGTGTCTCGCCGCAACCTTCGCAAAAGTCGTGGTTATTAGGGTTCGTGTACCCTCGGCGGCGTGCAAGTGCTTCGTAAAATAAGTCGCTAGTCATTGGTCAGTTCCTTTTCGTTTGACAGAGAAGCCTCTGTTAACTCCTAAACCCGGCATGAAGCCGGGCGTTGGGTGGGTGTATGTGGATTAGTGAGTTACTCAGTGAATAAATCGTTCTCTATCAGCATATCTTTCGCAAAGATGCCGATGATGCCCTTAGTCTCTTTTCCGTCGAGCAGAAGTTGCACCTGTTCTTCAACGTCGTTTGCTTTCAAATCTGCATACCCAAACTCTTTCAAATTGGCGTGGATATTCAAGCAGATTGCCTTGAAGTTATCTCGGAGAGTTTTGTTCTTCTCGTCCATTACTGGTTCCTTTTCTCGCACCTAGAACCGCTTGGTTCTTTAACTCCTAAACCCGGCATAGAGCCGGGCGTTGGTTGTTTGTATGTGGGCGGCGGTTAGTCAGCCCAGATAGCCTCGTTCTCTGCCTCTGCTGCGAGTACAGCAGACTTGCGATACTGAACCGAGTCAGCCGATGGGTCATCGAACTGGCAAGCCGTGACCGTGATGGTCGTAGCGTTGAAATCACTCGCACCAGCGAGGACTTGCACATCTTCCCACTTGCATCGTGGGCAGGTTGTAAGGGGCATGGGTCGGTTCCTTTTCGGGCTGTGTCAAAGTTGACTTTTTATTTTTACTACACATGCTTCAGTGTTGTCAATAGTTTAGTAAATCAATTATCGGAATAAGTATCATTTCGGTGGCGTTATATTGCCCGCCTGTTGTTGTAAGACCGTTTATGAATCTGCGGTACGCTATCTTCTTCAACTTAACTGTTGGAATGTTGAGCCTGTACCGGATTGAACCATCTTCCTCAACAATGACAAAGAAATACTCATCTGATTTTGTTGTCTGGATTCCGCTTGGTCTGCCCCGGTAGCGAAACTCAACAGCAATATTCCCTGTCTTTACAGCAAGGCGGTCTGTCTTAACTTCAATTGTGACGTTGCCAGTTTTCGACAACGACTGAAACAACAGTTGTTCATGGAACTCACCGAATTTCAAATCGAGGTCAAAGTCAGGTGCTGGCTTGCCGCCCATTCAGTTGCTCCAGAGTGTGGTCACAAACGATTTATAAGCAGCCTATCGTGATGCGTTAGCCCAACTGCTAGAGCTGACCATACATGACCACTGATGCCATGCAAAACCCCGGCTGGCGTTACAGTTCCACGCCCTTCGCAATCATCGCAAGATTCATGGTCACGACCGAGCCAGCCTTTCCCTTTACAGCCTTTGCATTTCTTCCCGCCTATTGCAATCTCATCACCGCCGTAGTGGTCTATCAATGCTTGCCGAATCGTGCTGTCGTTCGCTCTAGGTGAGCCGCACAGAGCCAGCTTCACATCTGGACGAGTAACATACGTCACCATCAATGCCGAAGCCTCTGCGTGACGGTCGAACCGACCAGTCCAGCGGATTGTCTGGAATACGTCTTTACCGACCGGCATACCGTAGTGAGCAATATCCTCAATGGCTAACGGAGATTGGAACTTATTTATGAGCGCATAAATCTTTTCGTTATCCGACCAGCCCCAATCAATAGGCACGCTGTCCTCGATGTAGCACCACCCTGACTTCGTTGTACCGGGGTCGATTGCAAGTAAGTTGCTCATCGTGTATTCCCTTCAAGTCCTACTCTTGCCGATGGTCGCCAGCCGCAAGCGAAACACGCAACAGCATCTTCGTAATGACTGCCGTTCCCGTATATCAATTTGCCAGAACACTTCGGGCAAACTGTCATTGCTGATGTGTCCTCGACTTCTACTTCATGCTTCGATAACTCAACCTGCTCGCCTCTGGTGTACCCGTAGACATTCCGATTCTTTGCTGACAGCCGAACGCACTCTCGACATTCTTCGATGACCACGCCATGCTTCCGTCGGTGTTGAGTATTCGGCTTTGTCATGCTGTGACCAGCGGTGCATGTCTTTGCTTCTACCATTCCAAGTTCCTTTCGTTTACGAATACATTCCAAGCTACTAGGACAGTTTTCAAAACTGCATTTCGGACTGTGTTCCGTCAACATTGCAAACACACGTTTTGCAATGTGAGCGGACGTTGATACCGTTCGGGTCTACTCCAACCCACCAGCGTTGCTGACTATGCCCGTTGAACTTATGTTCGCCGTCTGGATAAACCTTTCCAGCGTTGTGCAGGTCAGCCATTCTGCGACTAATCTGATGAGAGTCTAAATCTGTGACTGTGGCATATTGCCCACCAGTTCCACCCTGCCGCTTTTTCACGGCAGCCAGTAAGATTTCGGCTTGCGTATACCTTGCGCCACTTTCGGTTATTTCTTTTGCAGCCTTATGGCTTGTTGCCGGGTCGGTATTTCGTCGCCCTGTTAAACCGTCCATATCACGCACCCCCCTGCGGTAGCTGAATACTGATAAGCGTCCAAGCGTTACTCATTCCATCGACCCGTATAAACGTATCGGTCATGCGCTCTAGCGTCGCAAGAATCACGTTCTCTGGTGAGTCTGTTCTTTGGCTCAGTTGGTCAACAGTCATTGAGCCATTCCGCATCAACCCAATCAGCCGTTCCCGTAGCCCTGTTCCTTTCGCAAGTTCTGGCACAGTCTGAATATCTTGGGCAACATACCTGATAGATGCGTTGTCAGATTCGGTGCTGCCACTGAACTCAACATCGTAAGCAACCGGGGCTATCAGTTTTGAGCGGTTCGACTTTTCGTGGTACAGCCCAAGCACCGGGTTAGTCTCTGGCTCAGAAATGCTCGTTAGTCTGAAAACCTGTCTCGCTAAATTCCAAAAAAATCGACTTCCAAAGAGCGTGTCCGATTTGTTGGTGTGAGTAATGGCAATCGAAGCCACATTCAGCGACCGAACAGAGTTATGGAACAGCCTCGCTGCTTCTGCATCGGTTACGTCGCCACCAGCCGAAGCCACAAGTGAGTCCACGATTATTAGTTCAATATCGTTTTCGACAATGATTTCAACCAGTTCGTCACAATGGTCAATAAATGCGCCGCTCATACTCTGATAATGAATATGATTGTCAGGTATTTTATGTTGCGCTCCACGGCTGATTTCTTTCAGCATACTTGCCACATCATCATCGTCAGCTTCCCAGTCAAGGTAGAGGGTTTTTATTGGTCGCCCTGCCGTATTACTGATGCCGGGAATAAACGATTTCTGTGTTGCACCTGTCGCTGCTACTGCAAGAGCAAACGTAGATTTTCCAGAGCCACCGTCAGCATATAGAACCGTACTTTGATTCTGCCGAACAAGCGGGAATATCAAATAAGGGCTATCGTTTTTCGGAACGTGCCTTGCAAGGTCTATCGTCACGCCCGGCTTCTCTGAATGGCTGTCCACCGTCGCTGCTATCTGGTGCAGTATTGAGTTCCAATCAGCAAGCGGGTGCTGCTGCATCAGGTAGTCAATGATTTCCTTGCGGCTGCGCTGGTCGTACAGGCTCACAGAAGCCATGTAAATCATTCCACGTTTGCCAGTCCACACTTTCATCTTCGCGTAGGCTCTAGTGCCTCGCCTATCTATCTTGCTCAACTCAACGCGAATGTCTGGCTCTGCCCAATAGAAGGTCGTGCGCCGCTCGGTCTGAGATTCCACCATCGGCGGGTCAACTAGCTTGCCGCTGTATTGCAGTTTCTTCCCTGCGTCGTATCGCATCGCCGAAGCAACAATGCTCGCAACTTCATTGTCAGGAAGTGGCGGGTCGTTCTTTGCATTTGCTTCGTCGAGAAGCATCTGCATTTCTTCGGCTTCATGCCCCATCTGCCGATACGCCGCAGCGAGTCGGAACAGTCGGTCATTGCGGTTGCCCTGCAACGCTCCGTTGCCCTGCAACTCTGCGACCCAATTCTTTACAGTTGATTGGTTCGCTTGGTAGCCGTTCTTGAATATCGGCGGGAAGTCCCAAGTCGCAACAGGTGTTTCATTCAATGCTGTATAAGTTACTCCATCGACCTCAGAGCCAGCCGCTACGACATAGCCACCAGTATTCCGTATGTCGCACTTCTCGACCCGTCCTGCTGACTGGCTAATCGTTGCGTCGTACTGAAAATATAAATGCCAGCCTCTTGGAGTTTTCACCCCATAAGTCGGTGGCGGTGGCTTGAATCCCGGCAACGCCTTCATCTTCGCCATTGAGGTCGTTCGGTCATCAAGGTCGAGTACGGTCAGCCCTGATGCTTCACCCGTTGCGATTCCTACATTTGCATTTGGATACTCGCCCCACAGAATTCTGATTGTGTTCGGGTTATCGGTCGCATCTTTAGAGCCATGCTCTTGAAGTGCTGATGCAATAGGAATTTTCTTATTGGGTTGCAGCGCGAGAACCTTCCAGCCTCGCGCTGCATATGCCAATGCGTAATCTACTTTATTCATGGTCTTGGTTCCTTCTGGATTTGGTTGTAATTACCACGGAAGTTCTGTTACGTCCTCTGCTGGTGGCGGTGCTGATTCTACGCTAGTAACTACGCCACCAGCTTGTATCGCCGCATTGACCATTGGCGTGTCTGGAATCTCAGGCAATTCCGACTCGTTCAGTTTTGCCAACGCTCGTTCTCTTACGCTGTCCCGCATCATCAGCATCGCTGTGTCGAAGTATGCGACCAGTAATGCTTCCTGCTGCTCCACTGGAAGCTGTGCCAGAATCTCATGGTCAAGGTTGTTATAAAACGATTGCTCACGTATCGAGTTATTTCGACGGGTTTCTCTATCATCGGCAAAGGGCGATGCAATAAGCGCGGGTGCGTTATTACCCTGTGCAGCCCCTTGCTGCGTCTGTACTGGCGCAGTAGCCCCGCCTAACGCCTTGATTCGGCTGATGTTCTGGTAGCGTTTGCCGTTAGCCTTGTGACCGCCGAGCGATAACACAACCTCGGACGGTGCGCCTTGAACAATGTTTGTAGCTGCGCCCTGATATGTCCAGAAGCCTTCCAAGTCCTCAAATGCCCAACCACCGAACTCGCCTTGCAGCTTCGGTATCAGTTGCATTGGCGGCGATTGAACGAGTTCCGTTCCATCTTTGCTAGTTACTGGTGTCTCTCCATCAGGCTTTAGGACTTTCTGCCAGTCGATTTGAATGGTTCCGTATTCGCTCGTCATTAGTTTGTTCCCCTTGCCGCTGCTGCGGCTGCTTCTTTACTTTTCACAATCTGCTGACAACGCTGCGATGTAAGGTCGAAACCTAGTCGCAACATTTCTCTACTTATTTTGTTGTACGACACGCCCTTGCGGTGCATGTCGATGATGATTCTATTGCGCGGCGTGTCCGCTGCGCCCTTAATAATTCGTGCCATTAGTTTCGCTTCTTAACTTTCTGCCTGATGGTTAGTTCTGGCGTTCCATCTTGTTTAGCGAAGTCGATAATGCGCTTTATCTCGCCGCCCTTCTTCGCTTCTTTAGTTAGCTTAGTTTTGTTGAATTTCGGAATCGCTACCTTGTTCTGCAATGACTTGATTTCTTCAGAGTCGTAATGCTCCAGTAGCGGAATCAATGCTTCCTCATTCCATTTGGTCGGTGCTTTGATTTCAGCTACCCAACCATCGTCCTCATAAAGCACAGCATCATCTTCTTCCAACTGCTGTTTTATTTGCTCCGTAACAATTCCAATATCTTTGTTCAGTTTCACACGCTCTTGCTTCAATCCGTCCAGCGTGTCCAGCCTTGCTCTAATATCAATCTTCACATCAGTTCCTTTCGTTAGTTGCGGGGCAACACCAATGTCCGTCGGTGCTGCCCCTTACCGGGTTCAGTGAGGCGTTCCCATTGCCCGGTTAACCCATAAGACCCACGACGCTGTGCGAGGTGGGTCTGTGGGCTGTATGCGGGTTGGTGGGTTAGAGGTCGCCTGATTTTTGTTCAGCCATTCGTTTGTCTTGCTTCCGAATCCAAGCCGCTTCTTTTCCAGAGCGACTTCGGTTTTCCTTCTGCAAGGTTTTCGACTGAGACTGTATGCGACTAATCACACGCCCATCAACTTTGATTCGTTGCGAGTCGCCGAACTCGTCCGTCCATTCTAAGAACGCTGTGATTTCACCGTCGGTGCTTCGGACAACAACGATGTTGACCACGTACTCAGGCAAGGTCAGAGTCTCTGGTACAACCACCGTTGAGCGTTTGTAATTCGACCAACCGTCATGGTTGTCGTGCATAGCGTCCCTGCGTGTCTCATGCCACCCATAAGGGTCACGCCACGGTGCTGCTTCTGTGCCGGGTCTTGGTTCCATTGGTCTTGTTCCTTTTCTCGTTCCTCAAAGCGATTTGCTTTGTTAACCCTTTAGCCCCTGCTCAGTTGGACTGGCAGGGGCTGTTGGGCTGTATGGTCAGTTGTTACATCGCTCGCTTAAGCTGCATCTTTTCGGTTTTCATATAGATTCGTTGCGTTGCAAGTTCCGATTGCGCCCACTGCGTACATATCCATCGTGAGCATGTGCGGGTAGCTAGGCACATCGTTTGAAACTACTTCGTAAGTCACGGTTGAATTCCAACCTGCTCGATTCCGTTTCGTTGAAGTGTCGATAACTTTGACGTAGTGACCATTTGAGTCGCCGAACGATGAAAGCCAGTAAGTGTCGCCAATTACGATTTCGTTTGTTCGCGCTTCGATTCGCTTCTGTGCATCTACGTTTGAGCGGCGGCGGTATCGTCGTGTCATTTGGTCGGTTCCTTTTCGGTCTGTTTTCGTAACTCCGTTAAACTTACTACCGCTCACAATGTATTGTCAACACCTAAAACCACCCATTACAAGAAACAGCCCCGGCATTTCTACCGAGGCTGCAACAAAAGGAACCAGACTTGCACTCAACTATCAGGCGACCAAACCCAATAGGAGTTGTCCATGACAAGCTAGGTCACCACCAATCATACCACCCACAAAAAAATACTGTGTTCGCCTAGTAACTTTAAGTTACTTAGTAGCTATATATATATTTAATATATTGAGTTACTAAGTAACTAGTAACTTAAGTAACTAGTTACACGCACGCGAGGCTATTCGCCTTCTAGCAGTTTGAAACCCAGTCCAGTGATGCCGCCGATGCAGCCTGTGGCTATCTCGTTCATCTCGTTATTGATGCCGTAAATCGCCAGTACGCACAGCCCGACAATCGCCACAAAGATTTGCGGTCGCAGCTTGCCGAGGAATGGAGTCAGTCCGTCGAGTATTGATTTCATAAAATCACCTTCGTAATTAGCCACACGCCAGCGAGTGCAAGAATTGCGCCAAGCATGACTAGATAAATATGGAATAAAGTTTCAGTTGAGATGCCCATTTGCTATTTGCTTTTCTTGCCTAGCGCAGAGCCGGTCAGTAACGCTCCGAAAGCCAGATGGAACAGCCCGCCTCCTTGAAGTGTGAACGGGTCATGCTGACTGACTAACTTCTTTAAGTATTCCATTTGCACCATTGGGTCGTCTATTAGCTGTAAGTTTGCCATGAAGCTATCTACATTCAAACCCACCCTAGACAGTCCGTACCATACAGGCACGACCACAAAATCGTAGACGCAAATGATGAGGTAGGTAACTAAGGCAGTCCATCGCCAATAATCAATCATTAGCTAGGACTAGCTGCGGCTGCTGGTGAAGAAATGGATACTTCAATATTGTCCTCGTTTACAAAGGTCTTGTAGACGACGCTGGTGGCGATGGTAAATTCTTTAGTTGCGAAACCATTCCCAAGACCGACCTCGTTCAGAATTATTTCCAGAGTGCCAGCTTTGATTCTATCCAGAACACATGCTCCACCCTTCGTCCACAGGTTGCTGAGTATGAGCCGGTCAATCTTTCCGTTTACGTTTGTGGTTGCTGCTGTGATTTTGAGTTGGTCATAGTAGCCACCAGATGTCAGCATGTCGTCCGCTCTGTTACCGCCTGAGATTGCCCTATCTCTAGGCGTACCGGCAACCGCAGAGATTGATTGACCATCACTAGCGTTGTCCTTGACGATAAGGTTGTGCGCCTCGATGTTCGTTAGAGTCAAAGTATCGCATCGCCAGCGGTCAACAGTCATGTGTCCGACTTCAAGAAATGTCTCAGCAAAAGCAGGGTCAGCAACCGTTGGCAAACCACCAATGATAACTGGCTTAGTTTCGCCTGATGGTAGAGCCGAGTTAGTGTACGCAGTCCCTAACGTAATGTCCTCGATTTTGACTAAGCCAATCGGTGTTGTGCCTAAGTCTAGGCGCAACGTATTGAACTCTGCGGCACTAAAAACGGGCGAGTCGGTTGGTGCGTTATAAATGCCGGGGTCGCCAGCAGCGAATGAAGGCGGCTTCATAGCCTCAACAGCAACCGCACCAGTCGCAGCAGTTGAACCTACCGCCAACAAGCCGACTGCCATTTGTGGACTAAGCCCCATTGACCGCAGGATTGAGTACGGAGCCTTCAGCGTGTTGAATGTCCTGCGCCATTTGTCCGACTCGCCTTGCAGGTAATCTATCTTTGCAAGCAGCCAGTCACGCCACACAGCCGCCTTGTAATACAACTGCACAGGTGAACGCCCGACCGCTGCTGGTGTCGCCGCTATGCCGTAGCAAAGTTGCCGCAATGCGCGAAGGACTAACAGCGGAATCCAGAGAAGAACCTTGAAGAATTTGTGGAGCATTTCACTGTGTTTCTTTTTCCAGTTTCTTGTATACATCGTTCATCGCTGCGTACCGAACCAGCATTTCTTGATAGTCCATTTTCTTTTCGCCGGTGTAAGGATACGCATAACCCTTATCTATCAACTCAAAATTTATATTTACGCCGTCAGCATAAACGATTCCAAGCGCACGACCAAACTTGCCAATGTCTTTCACTGTAATAACTAGTTTTTCGGTTCCCACCAGCAACGCTCCGAGGAACTTCTTTGCTGCCAAGCCATGCCGTTTCTCGTCAAGGTCGCGTGTGCGGCTCTCAGGTGTGTTTATACCCGACATGCGGACGGTTTCTTTGCGTACCGTATTGAACCCTAAGTCCAACTCTGCAACAAAAGTATCGCCGTCAATTATCCGAACCAGCTTGGCTGCGTATTCGTACATCATTGAGCCTCAGACGCGGTGATTATTGCTTGCTTCGCTTCGACTGTATCGTCTGCCATAAGGGTTCCAATAGCGTCAGGCTTGTAGTCCACACCGTCCTTTTGTAGCATCGGGGCAGCATCGAATTTCGCACGCATAGTCGGCACATCATCTAAGTCAATTTGCGCCGCCCAAACATCGAGAATTTCCTGCTCTGCCGGGGTATCTGCATCGAACGTCAAGAACGCCCGCAATGTTCCATCTTCGGCAGGTTCATAATCGGTGCGGCACATAACCGTCGAAACGCCACAAGCACCGTAAATGAACTCAAAATGCTCCATGTCCATTGTGCCGACTTTTACACCTTCAATTGCTAACGGGTTTTTATATTTTGTTATTCGCCCCTCAACAGGAACTTCAGTTCTTATTCGCATCGAATTTCCTGTACGCTTTGACCGCCGCCGATGAAAGTAAAAGCCGTTCCACCTGCGTCAGTTTTACCCTCAACAGTAAATGCCGTTGATGAAGCAGCCGGTTCAATGTAAACGTCTGTTACGACAAACCCATAAGTGCCGCCTGTTCCAATGCTTTTCGACCGTACTGCTGTCTGAACCCCTGCCTTCAAAAGCCGAAGGTAGCCGGTTCCAGACAATGACCCAGCGACCGAAGTGGCATAAGCCGCAGTATGCACCGTGACGTGTTTAGCACCTTGTGGCGTGAATGTATTTGTCGCCAGTTGCTCATATGTATCGTTGCCCGTTGCCTCGTTCGGGTAATTTTCCGTGGTGTTGAGCGTACCTTCCGCAATCGTGTGCGTGTGATTTGCTAATGATATTGCAATTGCAGCACCGGAAGCACCTTGCCGAACTTTTAGCGTTTCGGATTCGCTGAATACATTTACTTTCGACGAGCCGGGAGCTGACGGAGTGCTGCCTTGATTGACGAACGTAACTGTCGTAATCGGAGCCAATGCCGCAGAACCATCACCAGCAGCACCGCTATGTGCATGAGTTGAAAGAACATCTAGGTTCGCTTTGATATGGGTGTTCAAATCGTCAGCGTCAGGAATGTCACCGTCAGCCCAAGTTTTAGGAGTTGTCCATGCCATTAGTGTGTGTGTCCTTGTAGGCTAATTGCTAACACTGTTCCCGCTGAGTTCTTGACCTTCAAAGTCGTTCCATCAACCCACAGAATAATGCTTCCAGAATCCGGTGAAGAAGGCGCAGAGATACTTGCCTCGGTAAGTGTGTTCAATGCGCCAAGCGCAGCCGCTCCGTTGCCAGCAGCCCCGGTGTGGGCATGTGCGCCGAGAACGTCGAGGTTGCCTTTGAGTTGAGCGTTGAGAATTGCAGCGTCGATGAGGTCGCCTGTCTCATATGACTGCGGTGTTGTAAATGCCATTAGTACGTCAACCTTGTATCTCGTCCGAGTGCCGAAGTTCCAAGAACCCAAAAGCCAGCGAAGCCAGCCGTGTCGCTCAATGAATAGCTGGTCTGGTGCGCTCCACCCGGCTTTATCTGATGCGTTATTGATTCGATATAGAAGTCTCGGTCTAATCCAAGTTTAGCATTTGCCGATGCCTTCACCGTTACCCTGTCAGATACATCAAGTTCCAACGCCTTTGTCAGAACTGCTCCGCTCTGGTTTGCAGAATATGAAATCTGAATGACTGGAGTGGGCTGCTTATGGGAACCAAGATTCTGCAATGACCATGACTTTGCTTCCTGCTGAGTTGGAACCCATTTCGCTTCACTTGCGCGTGGGTACGAACGTACTCCATAAGCAGTCTGACTTGCTGAGTCGCTCGCCAATACTGTTGCAGGATTCGATACAGTCACCGCCGTCCCTCTTGCTTGGAACTTGGTCAGGTGTACCGTCACCGCTGCGTTGTTCGTAACTTGAATCTGCATGTTGTTTGCAGACTTGACCGTGGATATGCCGAGGCTCGATGTGTAGTTGGTTCCCCCGCCGCCGGTCGCAGCGTTCGCAAGATAATCCGTTGTCGCCGCTGGAGTTGTCCAAGCGTTCACCGCAACAGCACCGTTCGCCGTATCAGGGTTCGGGTACTCAGCAAGAATTGTTATCACTTCACCGGCTGCTAATGTCGGAGCGTTGCCAGCAGTATCAGCAAGTGGGTGTGTCCATAATGTCGTCACGCTGCCAGTCGCATAAGTGGATACCGGACACAAGAACTCGTTGTATAAAAGGCTCATCGCATCTTGCTGCTGGATAGCCATGTAACTAAAACCAGTTCCATCGTCTGCGAACGTCGCTTGTGACGTTGTGGAAGCTGCTGTATTCAGCCGGTGGTATCTATCCTCAAATGCCACCTTGCCGTCTTTGGTTTCGCGCAAGAAGCCCGACTCAGTTGATTCAACTTGTCGCATTAGGTCGAGTGCTTTACCGCTACCGAAGAATCTCGTCATCGTGGTCTGTCCGGTGTCGATACTACGGAGTGAGCCTGACCAACTAACAGCGTCGAGAACGTCGCCTATGGCTGCACCAGTAGCCCTAGAAGTCTGCATGGTTACGCGTGCATCGGTCGTGGCGAATTTCTTGAATATACCGAGTGCCTTAATACTTGCTGAAGTGTATGCACCTTTGGTTACTGTCGGTTGAATATTCTCAATGTAGCCCGACCAGATTGTTGTCTCGGTTGGAAGGTACGCAGCTACTTCGATGCGGCGGTTTGGAAACAGATTACCGGTCAGAACGCTGCTGGTATTGAACGGCGAATATTTGCCTGTGTTGTTTTTCAGTTTTACTTCAAGAGTGCCAGCGACAGCCTTGCCCGTAAGCTGCGAAGCAAATGCCCGCCCCTGCTTGCAAGTGATTTCCAGAACATCGTCTGTTATCTGGTCGTAGGTATCGAGGAAATCTCCGTCGTTGTTCCAATCAACGCGAACAATGTAACGCGCAAATCCTAGAGGAACACCGTCCCATGCGAGTGCTACATCATAATCACGCCCTGCGTCATAAAGTGCCATTAGTCAATCGCTTCAGCTTCGATTCGCTGAGTGTTCTCTGCTCTCATACGAGATATTGCAGCAGCGAATAACAACTGGTTAAAATCAGGATTTACCTGTCGCACCACGTCAACATCTTGCAAGGTTATAAGGATATTTTGTTCGGCTGATTCTTCCATGTTTTCCTCTACGGCTTTGCGTACTTAGTCTTGACTGCTGCGATTGCAGCAGCCCATGTGGTCGTGCTGTTCACACCGTCATGGTATTGCATATCTAACTGGTCAGCGATGCTTGGGTACTCAGCAGCACGTTTGCGACTGTAATCAGCAGCGGCATGTGCCGCTTGTGCATCGGATAAACCTTGAATAAGCGAGGCTTCTGATGGCTTATTATGGGTTACTCCCAGCCATTCATATATTTCAAGATTGGCATAAACCTTGTTTGTATGGTCTGACCAGCCGAACCACTGCCCCGTATGCAGCCGAATAAGGATATCTTCGATGTGATTGGCTCGACCAGTAGCATAGTCCATTTTTAAGTGTCTCCTAATCTCACGACTCGTAC